TCACCAGCAAGTTTAGCAAGGGTTACTTGGCTATCTGCTATGTGTGCAGTATCAATACTACCATCAACATAGTGTTCGGAATTTATACTATCATCAGCTATTTTTGCACCAGTAATTGCATCAGCTGCTATTTTTGCAGTTGTAACATTTGCATCTGTAATTTTAGCAGTTGTAATTTGTGCGTCTGCAATATGAGCTGTATCTATTGATCCATCTACATAATGCTCTGAGTTTATACTGTCGTCTGCTATCTTAGTACCATCAACAGCATCTGCTGCAATCTTTGCTGTTGTTACAGCACTACTAGCAATATTAGTTGTGCCAATAATTTCTGTAGGTATTGATGAGTTAGTTTTTGATAAAGCACCTATATAAACATTAGATATAGTTTCATTAGAAAGTGATCCGCTATCCCAAGTTACATTGACAGTTGTGTTTGTAGAAAATGACGAACTAGCAATTGTTCCAAAGATTGTGCCAGGTGTACTAGCTGTAAGTTTAATTCTTCTTCCAGCATGATAAACAGAAGTTACATCTGAACCATTGATTGTAAAAGATGTGCCTGATGCGTAAGCTGCGGTGTAACTTGCATCACCATCACCATACTCAAACCACTGGGAGTCATTCGCCCAATCTCTAGTATTCTTCATCAAGGCTCTAATTGCATTATTTAAATTAGAAGGTAACATCCCCTCTGCCGTACTAATGCCATTTAAAGAAGTGTTATTTGCTTGTGTTGTTGAATAATCTTTTATGTTTGTTGTCATATTACCCCATAAACCAGTTAAACGCTTTATCGTTTTCTGTATTGTTTTTATTTATTAATTCGTTGACGGCTACTTCGACTTGCCTTTGAAAAAGTTCTTGTGTTTCAAATGAATACCTAACATTATCAATATCAACTTTATCACTCATTATCTTGATCCACCTTGACTTGCAGTTAGGTCTATTCCTTGTGCATGAGTCCAAATGCTTTCTGCTGGTATTTTTACATTGGCTCTCATATACCTACCTGATTGTCTAATGGGAGCAATCCCTGATGTATTTATTGTACTTGATGATGAACTAGTAACTGTATCCGCAAGTTTATCTCTAGTCTTTAAAACAACATTTGATGTTGCATCTACAATAGGCCTAACACCTGTAATATTTGCTCTTAGGCCAGGAAACAATTCAGTTTCTGTTGTTTCAAGTTCTGCCTCTAAAGTTTTTCCACTAAAGATAGCAGCTTTAAAATCTTCATCTATTGCGCCAAGATATAAATTACCACTTGTCCAATAAGCACTATCTAACGAAATATTAATATCTTCTAAATTTTCACTTATAATATCCATTAACTCAACTGTATTAACTACTACAAATTGTTTAAATATTTGTGATGCTTTTACATTAGCAATTGACCATTTTTGCGTAACATAATTATAAATTAATAATCTATCACAAATTCCTGTCGTATTAGGATTTTGTTTACTAGGATATAACCATATCGCTAAAGTATTGAATGGATCAACAGCGGCTGTAATTCTATCTGTGTATGCTTTATTTAAATCTTCGTCAAAAAATCTATTTACCTTCTCCGCTCCAATAGGCAACACTTGGTCTCCGTTAATTTGAAAAAATCCATCATCAGCGTAGAAAAATATTTGTCTATTATCTTGGCAAACAGTTTGGCCATAGACGGCTCCTCTATTTGGAGAAATTACACTAAATCTGAATACAACATTTCCTCCGACAAAGTCCATCCTTATAATTTGATTTTGTCGAAACACATATCCAATTTCACCAGAGGTTATTGCTACTACCTGTCCACCAGAACCAGGCAAATCTTGTAAATCACTTGAACTAACTCCAGCCTCCCAAGTTGATATATCGTTTATACCACTCCATTGAACTCTATTTTTTGCGTTTTCAATATTACCTGTAACTAAAAAATCTCTAATAACTCCGCTAACTCTAAATTTAGCTGGTACTGTCCCACTTCCACTTGATGTTACAAGGCTTTGCAAAGTCGCAAAGTTTGTTGAAGTACCCATTAAATAATACATTGGAGCGTTAACTCCATTACTAGCAATTATATATTGGCCAAATTGCGTAAATGTAAAAAAATCTGTATCGCCACCACTTACAGTACATGAGCCTTTTACACTAGAAAATGTACCAGAGGTAAGTTTATAAATATTATCTTTTGTTCCAACAAATGTAAAAACTGTATTCGTATTATCTCTAAAACTTCCAGCGCCTTTTGCGTTTTGTGTAACATTACTTGCACCACTATAAGCCACTAAACCTTTTACTGGTTTATAACTTGTCTGGGCATGGTAGACATTTGTCGCTACATTTGATCCAGGGTTTAAATGCTCAGGTTGATCTGGTAACCATTCTCCAAAAGGTAATTGCATAATTAAGATGAATTAGTTGTTGTTGTATAATTTTTTTTAAATGGTGATGCGATAGTATCTTCACTTCTAATTTGTAAAGGTGATCCACTAAATTGATCTTCTCTATCGTTTTGCTCTAATCTTTCAAGAGCAGTTGCATACATTCCTTGCCATGATTGAATTTGTTGGGGGTTGATACCTCCCAAAAAGTTAGCAGCATGGAAAAGAGAACCATATAAATAAATTGCAGGGTGATTAGTTAATATAAAATTAGTAGTATTTGAGTCGCTTAACGCATCAAAAGTTTTATAATAATTAATATACCCTGTGTAACTACTATCTGGTTTTGGCATAAACCTAAAAGTATCTCCTAAAATAGTATAAGTTTGTGGAATTCCTGTTTGTGAAGTTCCTTTAACTTGATCCATTTGAGGTGGTGTCATATATCTTAATGGATATTTTGTACTACCACTTAAAATATAAAAATCTCTAACTTGTAAAAAACCAGTTGGTAAGGCCTCCGTTTCACTATTAATAGTTATAGTGGCTTGAGTTACCATTTTTCTAATTCTTAATTTTGAATTAAAGTCAGCCTCTACTAATTTTATAAAATCATCACCAATCTCCGTAGTTAAATCGCTTCTATTTAACCAATTAGCAATTGATGTTTTTAAACCTGAATATGTTGATAATGCCATTAAAATTTACCTGGTGCTGTTCTAAAATATTTATAATCAGAACTATTTAATTTTTCTCTTAGAATTTTTGTTTGAACATCTTTTGGTAAACCAAACCAATTACCTTTGTTTTGATCACCATTATATTCTTTCGCCCAAACTTCTAAAACTAGCGTAGGTATTGTAGCTACTCTTTTTAAACTTTTGTCAGGGCTATACCCATCGTTTTGAGTATATAATTTTTTATTGTGTTCTAAAATAGGCTTATGATTTACAACTCTTTCTTGGACTACGCCCTTTTCACTTTCATAAAAGTTCTCCGTAACCAAACCATCTTTTTCTGTACTAATCTTACCCATTATCTGCCTTGTCCTTTGTAGCGTAATAATTTTTTGTTTCTTTTTTCTGATTTATTTAAACGCTTTTTATGTTTGCCTAACTTTCTTGGTTTAGGTCTTGGAACAAAGTGAACAAATTTTTGTTTAGCCACTTAACTCAGTTACATAAAGATCAGCACTTCCAATTACAGCGACCTTTTCACCTGGTCTAATTTTAATAATTTCTATTTCTTTAGCAGGTAGAAATATATCATTCGCTGTTGCTGTTGGTGATGCTCCTATTGCTATATGACAATCCGCACTTGCAACAAGTCTTACATATTGGGTATGAGCCAATACTCCACTTGATGTTGCGGCACTTGATCCACTAGATGTTACTTTTTGTGTATTGATTGGAAATAATCCATAATTATAAGCCATTATTTTTTTCCTTTTTATTTATATTTAATTTTTTTGCCTTTTTTCTTTGCAAATTTTTTAGCTGCCATTTTTCCTTTTTTTGTGTAGCTAAATTTCTTTTTCCCTACCATTGGCATAAGGTTTCTCCTTTTATTTTAAATTTAGTTTGTGCATCTGGGGGAACTTCCGCTAGGCATGAACCCCCAAATTTTGTTATCTTCTAATTACAAATGTTACATCTAGTGCTTTAGCACCAGTAGAGTTACCATCTGTAAGCATTTCGATTGAACCATCTTCCACAACTTCATTCAAAGCTGTTGGTACAGAGCCATCCATTGTGCCTACAGCTGAACCTGAATGTGCAACTGTAAATCCTGCGTTT